TACCAAGACCCACCGTTACAGTCATGTCCCACCCGGTATTCCAGTTTCTCGGGTCTACAGGGACAAACTTGTTATCCAGACGCATCATGATTTCTTTGGTGGAGTGCTTGTTCAGGCAGTACAGAATGCCCTTGAACAAGTCTTTAACACCTGTTTCAGCGAAAATACGAGCTATCAGTTCAATCTTCTGGGCCTGTTGATTTTGCGCAAGAACCGCTCCACGCGCAGTCTTGTTAATCGCATCGGCATCAAGCCCAGAAGATAGTTGATTTACTCCTGAACGGTTCATCCGTTGCTGATCTAGGTACTCCAGCATCGGGAACGAGGCGGCTGCCGTGAAAGGAGTTTCGAGGTCTCTGACTGCGTTGGGCTGGTATTCCCTTACGATCCCGCCGACCCTCGAAGTAAGAAGATCATCCAGGTTTGCGTAAACCATCCCTCCCGCATTGGCAAGGACGGCTTTTCTGGGGTTATTGGAAAGGTAAAGGTTGTTGAGGATCTGTCTCCAGAGAACAGACTTTATATCCTGGATATCCATTAGCCCCTCGGCCACAGATTGACCTATAAATCTGTGCGGCATAGGGATTGGACAGATTGCAGCAAAATTAATGTGGTCTGTCTCTTCGTTCTCTAAAACCTTCTTCCCGGCAATGAAGAAATGCCTTAATTCAGCTATTCCGTCATCGTCATAGTCAACTCTTATGAACCCGTCCCGGCACCAGATCTGGCGCATGGCCCCATCACGATCACCGGGCACCTGTTCTTCTTCGTAACGCCTACGAGCCAGATACGCAGGAGTAAATTCGGTAAAGTCGTCGTCTGACCCGATTTCTTCCAGGTCTTTGTCCTTGAAACCCATCTCTTTGAGTTCTGAAATGGTCTTGCGGCAGCGGTGTTCGCAGAACGGTGTTGCTTGTATGGAAAGCGAGTTATGGCTTGTGGAGATGAGGAATTCTTCCGGAGGAATCGCACAGACCCTTACCTTATCAGCCGTGTCGGAAACCTGAATCTGCACGTCATGGAGCATCGGAGGCTGGGTCTGGAGCTTCTGAGCGGCCATTTGCTGCTGTTCAGGAGGCAGCATTTGCATCTGCTGCTGGATTTCAGCAATGGAAGCTTCATCCGGATACGCGGTATGCGCAAGGACTTCCACATTCGTGTCCTTCAGCAGCATGGGCATCTGCTGGTCTGTCAGGCCGTAGTAGGTCTCCTTCTTTTTTACATCTGTCTTCTCGTACCAGTATTTAACTACTCCGTTCTTCTCAAGTAACGCATCCTTGAACCATTCGTAAAGGACGAGAAACCCGTTATTCTGTTTGAAGAAGACATAATTGCAGGCATCAGTTGCTTGTTTGGCTGCTTCTTCGTCTTCCAACCCGGTAGGCTCGAACTCGACAGCCTTCCCGGAGGCAGAAAAAATCTTGAGTAACGCAGGCATCATCCATTCGATGGTGTCCCTGACTGAAGAATCGACTACCTGTGAAGAACCCTCCATTTCGTTGCCGAAGGGCTTTTGAAGGTAGTAGTTAAGAGCGTTCTCCCTTTCGGACGCGAGTTCGCCTGTGTGATATCCAAGAGCTGAGCGTTCTTCGTCTTCTACAGTCGAAAGGAGTTCCGACTCATCCATATTTGGACTTGTTCCTCTTTGAGAGCCATTCGTTTACCTCATCTACTACCGGAGGCTTTACCTTGAGTTCGTCAATTGTTCGCTCTAACAGCAGGACTCTCGCTTTGAGGTTCCTGATCTCTTCCAGAACCTCCCCCTCGAACTTTATGCTCATACAAGTCCCAACTCCGGATATTTGAGTGCTTTGGGTTTTCTGGTAATCAGAATGCCGTTTCCAAAGGTCAGGCAAAAAGCGTCTGCAAGGTCTGGAGACTTGCCCATAGAGCTTGCAGTCTTGGCTGTTCTCTTTTTGATCTCGTCCTTGCTCTCTACTTTGAGCTTTCCTGCGGAAGTGAAGTTGTAGGTAGGGAGCGTGAGTTCGGCGAGCAAGGCGCCGTCATCCGGAATCTTGACATCGAGGTTACGGAACCAGTCGCGGGCGTTCCACCAAAGCTCGTCCCTCATCCGCATGAACTTCTCGCCAAAGGCTGGGCTTTCACTCACATTGACTCCTGCGACGGGGAGACCTTGTTCCGAGAGCCGATCTGCGACGCCAGCGCCGATCCCGATCACGTCTACGAAAATGCACGAGGGCTTTGGTTTTGCCTCGTTGTACTCTGCGACTACCGCTCCGCAGGTCTGCATCAGATCCTTGTTCTTCCACCACTTCACCTTTTCAACTAAGGTGTTTCCTTTTCTCTTGGCGAGAGCCGTCCTGTCGTCACCAAATCTAGCCACGTCCAACCCCCATACTTCCTCGGACTCCACGGGTTGTATATCTCGTGTAACAGCCGATTCAACGAGATGAAGCGGGATGACCACGTTGTCCCCTTCGATTGGGAACTCTCCGAGGACACGCACTCTGAAAGCATTCGAGTCTTCTCCATATTCCTCCTTGCACTCCTCTATATATTCCTGAGAAACTTGTCTGGAAGTTGAACAGGGAACCGCCATAGTCTTCCAGAACGCTTTCATCGAATGAAAGCTGTTGTAGAAATAGCCGTTCGTTCTGGTAGGATTCCCGGTGAGTATTGTCTTGGCACCGGGGGATGACATAGACCCCCGTCCTACCTCGAAAATAATATCGTCTACACCAGAGGCTTCATCAACGATGAAGATCATGTTGGGCGAGTGCATACCCTGGAAGGCTTCAGGGGTCTCTCTACGGGCAGTTCTAGCTACAGCGTAGGACTGCTTCGGGTCTTCTATGAGCGTCAGATACTCGGACTTAAGCTCTAGTAACTGCCTAAAACCGTCAGGTAATGAGCGGACCCACTTGTCCAGTTCACCCCACAAGATATCGGATAGTTGAGCGGCGGTGTTTGCGGTGCAAGCAACGCGAGCTGGGTGTCTGGTAAGAAGCCACCAAATGATGACCCAGGCTAGAAAAGCTGTCTTCCCGACACCGTGACCCGAGCGGATAGCAATTCGGTTAAAGTCTCTGACATTGTTAAGGGCCTCCTCCTGCCACTCCTCTGGTGTTACACCTAAGGCTTGTTTTACAAAGACAGCGGGTTCTCTGCGCCATCTGAGCAGTACCTCATCGGGAGTCACCGGAGGTAGTTCAAAAGCAATTGCAGGTAAGGGTTCTGCTGGATGAACGGGCTTCGCAGCGTATCAATCATGGCCTGGCCCTGCGGACTCATTGGGAGATTCTGGATCTCCTCATCACTTAAGTAAGGCGGACTCATCTTCAACGCCAAAGGACCATGTACAGCCTCCTTGGGAGGATTTCTTAGCCCCTGGCTCAAAAGACCATTCATCTGCGCTTTGCTTCGTGCCTGGCGTTAGCTTCAGCGATCTGAAAAGCCCTCTCAGCATAGTCCCTGGTCCTCTTGACCTCCGCAAGTATCTCCAGAAGAAGCCCCGTTTCAGACTTGTCCCCATCGGAAACAAGTTTTTCAAGGTCCTTACCTTCCTGGACCTCGGACTTACTCAGTTTTGGCTTTGGCACGGTAGCTCCTCAAGCAAATCGCCCTGACCAACGGGCTGTACATGGTTCTTGCCGTAAATAATGTTATCCCCGTTCAACTTGGTCTTGAGCCGATGACAGTTGGCACATAACGTCCTGAAGTTATCTGGAGACTGATTCAGCCTATTGCCGTCAATGTGGTCAACGTCCAACTGGCACTTATCCACAGCCACAAACCCACATTCCTCGCAATAAGACTTCTTATGGGCCAGAACATAGTTTCTATGCCCATTCAGGCGTATGGCCCGAGACTGCTTGATACAGACCTCACAGCGCTTCCTATAACGTACCCGGCCACTTTTCAACTTGGTTGCCGAAACAGCAACAGGATTCTTGCCACACAGCATGCACAGTTCCATATCAACCTATTGTGGTGAGTTCAGTGTAAACCCGAGTTTACCCGCACCAGCATCTACAGGTTGTGGCTACAGGAAAATTTTTTCAAGGGACGCCCTTAAAAGAGCATGAGAGCTTCCACTGCACGGACAGATTGGTTCCTGCACCGTTCTGTGCCGGGTAAGCGACTAGAAAAGGATTGTTAATTCTACGTCAGTGACCGCACACTCTCATGCGTAATCAGCATAGGTGCGACTTAACATAACATGCACTATGCGCACTAGTGTATGTTCTGGTCCTGATTGGGTGCGGGCTCGGCATGAGTGTCGAGGGCTGCAACACTGCGCAGATGCTCAACGTAGGTGGTGACTGTGCTGGTGATCTCGGTAGCGTTAAGCCTGGGATGAACGTACGGGGCAACGCTCCTAGCGGCCTCCAGACGCAATTCCAGTGGTTTCTCCGTATCCCGCATAACCCTTAGCATCAGGCCAACTGGGGACTCGCCAGTACCCAACAGCTCACCTGTTTTCAGTGAGTTCAGGGCAACTCTAGTTCGTTTGTTCAGCGAGCCTTTGGTTCTTGCCATTTTCAATGCGCTCTTTGATGTAAGGTTTCAATGAGTTGTTGCGAGCCATGTTCCGAAGTAAGGTCTTGCGCCAGTCATCATCGGCCAGTCTGTCGTAGAACATGCCTATTGCTCTTTCGAGTTGATACACAGCCCGTCTTGGGCTTGTGTGTAGGTTTGCCAAGGCATCGAACATCAGGTCATGCAATAGATAGACTCGCGGTTTATCGCATCTATTGTGGATTACGTTCGTGAGTCCAGGCGTTGACTGGATAAGCTCTGTCTCTCGCCAGAATGCATCTTCCTCGCGCTCCCATTCTGACTCTACTACGTACTCAATGCCTCTTCCGGCATCTGTTATCTCTTTGATCTTTGCGGTTTTAGCTGTCTCGCCAGTATCTAGAACATGCTGGCCCATCCGCCTATGTCTGCCCTTTCCAACGTAGAAAGGTTTTCCGTCTCTTGGGTCTCGCAGGATGTAGACGTAATACTTACCTGCCACGTGCCTTCCCCTTCGCTAGTTTCTGCATATAGGCCATCCCAGGTTTGAACTGGTGTCGCATGAGGTGCAATGGTAATGCGCCCCATGCAACGCGTCCTGTGCCCTTTGCAGGGGTTTTCATGACTTGCTCGCTCTCGTGGTTCTTGGTCTTCATTTGCCGTGAATCTCCTTCTCTAAACTTTCCACCTTGCGCCGTAGTACATCAACCAGCAGTCCAAGATGAATCTGGTTACCGCAGATATTGCAATGCCCCATGTTTACCGTGTCATACACCCCGATAGACCAATCGGTATGGGGACATTGCGTTTTTGCATGGTCTTCAGGGCACGCTCCGCTAAAGTCTGGAGCTATACCTGTTAGCCAATGCCAAAACCCTGTAAGGCTGGTTGAAGTCACTTGTGATGCACCCCAGCTTTGACATTCCCTCCCAGCTTGCTCCCAACGTTGGGCTTTGCCCCCATTGGCATTGTTGATTTAACAGCCTGTTCGGCAATGCGCTTGGCCTCTAGTTCTCGTGGTTTGGTGCTGGATTTGAATATGGTCATGATAGATCCTTACGGGAATTGCAGGGAACAGTTCGCCTTCGATTGATTGCGCCTGACCCTGATTGTAGAGGCATCTGGTGCTTGCCTAGAGTGAATTATGGGCAAAGGATTTGCAATGTCAAGTATTTGCTTTGCTCTTAAGGCTTTGGAACAGCCTGTCCTTGAACTGTATCCACCCTTCCCCGGCTCTGGGCTCAGTTCCAAGCTCTTTGCCCTTTGCCAGCATTCCTGACTCTGTTTCCCACCATCCGAGCTTTTGACCTTGAGACTTATCCACAGGGTTCGCGCGCACGCGCGTAGGGTTTATATCCTCCCCAACCCCAACCCCTTCTCTACGTGTAGGCAACGTGTTTGAAACGTGTGTATTACGCTTCTCGTTAGGTCTTTGTTTATCTTCATTTGTCATGTCATCTTGATATGGAGACTGTGGATAACTTCGCTTCCAATACCAACGTGAGTTCTTGAACCGTGTGAGGTGCCAATACTCTCTGTGTTCGACCTCGTAACGCCTTACCATATCCGCATCTTGAAGGTCGGACATAAGCTTGATTGCATCAGGTTCTGTCTTGATTTGGCTAAAGCCATGCATCCAGCGGTATAGCCTGCGTGGCCCGCCTTCTATGTTGCCGTAATCGTCGGCAATCAGTATCAAGTTCTCGTAGACCAGCCTGTGAGTGTCAGATGGCAGATCCAGCCAGCGGTCCGATTTGAGTAACTCGTCGCGTATTACGCGGTCTGGCATCATTGCGCCTCTTTGAACGATTGAAGCGCATTGATAAGGGCATCTATATCATTTTGATGCACAACAACAAAGGCCGAATAATCGTCTTCTGCCTTTGCATCTTTAATGACGACGTTTCCATCGTCATTGGTATATACATTCAGTACCGGCTGGTCGGGCGAAAGAACTGCCATAAAACCTCCATTCAAGGTTAGGGAATAGGTCCGGCCTGGACTGATAGTGAATGGCTACCGGCACAGGCTCGGGTTAATGCAGACGGATCGCGAATCCGCCATTGCGCTATCATGCGCCTTTCCCTCATGGAGTCAATACCATGAACTTCCGCGCCTCCCTCGGCCACGATCTCTCAGACACCCTCGAATCATCCCATCATGAAATGCCAGTTGACCGCCTTGCTGCCTTTTCCAGATCCACACGCCTTGGCACACTGCTCTGGCGGCTCAAATACGCTTATGATCCAACTGTTTACTGGCGTGCCGTCGATATGCTTGCCAAGGAATCCTCAGCCGGGTTAAGGCTCTGCGAGCTGGTGTTGAGGGAATGGCTCGATCAGAACTGCCCAGCCTGCTCAGGTGCCCGTGAGTTGATCGCAGGCGACAGGCGCATCGTATGCCCACAATGCGACGGGCTCGGCTTAAAACGTCACTCAGATCATTCTAGGGCCCGTTTCATGGGCTTCTCCCTCTCCGCCTGGCGCAAGCACGCCCATCTCTATAAACGGGTGTTAGAGCGCCTAACCCATGCAGACAGACAGGTTTCCGCCACCATGCACGCAGAGCTGGAGCGGTAAGATATTGATTTAGGCGCAATCTTTCTTTGCTATTACCTATTGACAGACTATATCCATAGTCCTATACTGTCTCTCATGGTGATCAGTTGATTGCCTACACCGAGGAGGGATGACATGACTAACAAAGAGCTTGCAAAGATGGCGCGATTAATTGAACAGCGCGACGAACTCGCGGCGGCGCTGCGTGGAATGTTGGCACGTGTTGCTAGTCACCAGAACGTGCATTGCAAGACCGTGTTGGCAGAAGATATTGACGCACTGCACGCCGCGCTCGCCAAGGTGCAATCATGATCGACTGGGAAATCTTCCGCTGGCTCGTAATCGCCTTCATCTGCCTTGTTGTGCCCTTCCTGGTCGGCGCCGTCATACACGAGGGCACGCGGGAGCCTGGGGAGGATGATGGCAGGCTAGACGATCCCCAACAGCCTCTTGATCGTGGCAATCGCCAGACCTGACTTGACTTGGCCGGTACTGAATCGAAGCACGCGATAGCCCAGGATCAGCGCCTCGTTGAACTTCTCGTTATCGGCTTCCATGCCTGCGCCACGGCTGTGCCTGCCCCGGACCCAGATCGCCCCGTCTACCTCCACTGCCAGCTTTTCCCCGATCAGGTAGTCGAACTTCCAGCGCCGCTTGGGATGGAACCGGACCTCGGCCTGGTAGGGGATATGCTCGGCCTTCAGGTGGATATCAAGCAGCGTCGGCATGCTTCTTCACGGGCGAATACATCTCGCACCCTATCGAATGCTCAGGCCAGCCTGAATGCGCTCGGCCCGTTCCGTAGCATATCCAGCCCTTCGGTACGCTGCAAACACAGCCGCCGTGGCTCTCGCGCATATCCCATGCGGTGGTGCAATGGTGGAAGTCCTGCAAATGGTGCTTACAGTTGCAGCAGCATTGCCTGAACGGGCCTGCGAGATGGCAGGTTTCAACCACTCCTGCGCCTCATCTGCTCCAGGAGCTTGCGCCGCGCCTTCTGCTGCTCAGTGCGGCCCACGTAATAAACGCGCTTCTCCTTGTGCTTAGGCTCCGTGCCCATGAAGATATGACGGACGCTCACGTCAGAGTCGCGGATTTCGGGCGGCTTCACAGGATTGAACAGGTCAGCGAGCATTATTATCCTTTCAACGCGGCGTATGCTTAAAATATTTTCCCACTGGTTCAGTAAACGCTCTTTCAAGTGACCAATTAGCCGATCTAATCCTGGCCCACAAAGTTCCCCTTGGAATTTGAATTGCGTCTGCCCATTCAGCACAAGTACGAGTCACGCCGTTGAATGTGATTCTATAGTTGTTTGTCCTATTGTTCTGTTGATCCTTTTGGCTTGCCCACCTACAGTTCCCTGGCTCATAGTTTCCGTTGGTGTCTATACGCTCAAGACTTAGCCCTTCAGGACGTGGCCCCATGTCTTTGTCGAAATTCTCAAATTTTCGCCACGCTTCGCATACTGTTATGCCGCGCCCGCCGTACTGCAGCCACCTTTTGTCATTCTCATTCGTGCAGCGGCCAATCATCATTGACCAACTTCTATAAGCGCCAGTTGTGGATTTAAGATGTGTTCTCATTTAACACCTTGGCAGCTTCGCTCAAGAACTCCTCAGGTATCGTGCCCTTCTTATACTTCGCCGCTATCCTCAGCATCTCGCGGGCCTGCTCTACCGTCATCAGCGCCCGCTCCTTGGGCAACTTGTCGCACGTTATGCCTACGCCATCACAGGGAAATCTGTCCCAGATGGTCATCTGCTGCGGTAAATTCTCAAAGCCTCACTAATGCTCATGTAGTTGTGGCCCTGACAACCTGGTTTGTAGCAAGAACAGCCGCCCTCATATTTGGGACTGCGCGGGTGTGCGTTGCAGTGAATGTCATGCAGACGCTGCAACTCCGGTACTTTCATGCTAGACGTTATGATGATGTTCATTGAGAACTCTCAAGCCGATGGTGCTGGACGTACATCCGGCCGAGGTTTGCTACGCGGCTTGTCAGTCGCCTCACCTAACTCGGGTTTGCCACGCCGCAGCACCATCGCTTCAAAGCTCTCAAAGACTGTATGGGAGGGGGGCGGATCATGTGCGCTCTCATCTTTACCCGCCCGCGGCCCGTCGCACTTCCCGGCCCCACTTTCGCGGCCCCTCCTATACAACCCTTTATTTTTGATAGTCCCTCACGATCTGCCACACCCGCCCCTCGCTTATCCTGAACTGGGCCGCGACTTCGGCCATAGTCTTGCCTGCTGCGTGCATGTCCTTGATTTGCAAACGGCGCCTGGCTAGTTTGTCAAACTTTTTCCTTGCGCGGGCGCCCCAGTTGCGTGTCTTTTTGTCGGTCATGGGCGGATAATTGCATAGTCCTAGTGTAATTGCAAGTGGGGAGCATGAAATATATTTCCCTAGACCTATTGACAACAGTTATGTGCATAGCTATATTTGTTCCATGTCCCGGTTATCGGGGCCAACGGAGGAAACGAGATGACTTGGGGCAAAGGTTGGGAAGTCGGAGTTAACAAGGCGATCTACCAGCACCGCAAGACGCAGGAAATCGCCGCAAGGATTCTTTCTGTTGAATGCGGAGTGAAACACAAGACTGGCACGCATGAGCTTTGCCCGCGATGCGACAACTACAAGCGAACGGAGGAAATAAGTGGACGCACAACTTGAGCGCAAGTTAAAAGAAAGGCGCGAACAACTTTACGCCACCGTTCGCAACTATTCTCCGGAACTCTACGAACGCGCCGTCCAGATAGGCCACCTCGCATTACCAGAATTTGGCGGGCAAAACCCAGAGAAGCGGGCGGCAACAGTTGAGGCTGCGGCCATGAGCCTAATTGCAGAAGCGGTCGGTCTCTGACAGCGGCCCGCCCTGAACAGCGATCAACCAAGCAAGCAGGGGCGCAGTATCCGCACGCACAAGGAGGAATCATGGACGGGACGCCGCTAACAGATGCTGTACTAAAGAACGCCGCCTCTCATCCATTAGATTTACCTGGGAAGCGAATGCTCATAGCGCCAGCACCTGAGCTTCTTGACCTCGCCCGCCGCTTGGAGCGCGACCGCAGCCAATTGATCGCGGCGCTGCGCTTTCTTTTGGATACCGAACCAATGGACGACGACGAACCACAGTTAATAGAGGCTCGCAAACAATCCCGCGCCCTGCTCGCCCGTCTCGAAAAGGAGTAGCCATGCCGATGGTCGAAATATACGTGTTGCAGTCAGACTTGGACGCGGCTGGGCGCATCGCAGACAAAATGTTCCCAGGTTCAAGTCACATTACTGGGCGGCATGTCATGGCGACTGCCGCGCAACGAGGTATGGCCTTGCTGCGCACCGAATGGAACGACACCGACGATCAGGCCAACGCAAAGGAGGTCACATGAAAGAAGATTTGCAAGACAAGCTGGTTGAGGTTCTTTCCGCCATTCAGGGCGGAGTAGCACAAGGGGCGGACTTTGTAATTGAGCAACTGCCGGACATTGCCCAACAGTACATAGCCTTTGGACGCGCATGGGCTTTCATTGATCTTGCTTCTTCTCTATTGCTCTTTGGCGTGGGGATGTTGTTCTTCCTGAAAATTGGATTGTTGGATAAAAAAGCAGTTGATTCTGATGGTGGATGGGAAGTCACAAGAATATTCTCGTCTATTGGTGGCGGTTTCACAAGCCTTGTGGGCTTTATCTCTACGGTAATGTCTGCCAAAAATGTCTTGCTAGTATGGTTAGCGCCGAAAGTGTGGTTGCTGATGGAAATAGCAAAATTGATTAATGGTGACAAATGAAAACCTACGCAATCCGCGCCGCCCTGCTCTCGCTGGCCGTCAACACGGCGTTTATTTGGCTATTGGCGATGCAACTGGGCTGGAGGCTACATGGATAAGCAAATATCAGTCCTAATAGCAGACGAGACTGAGCAAACAGCTATTGTCGTGTGCAATGAGCGCGTATATACCATCCCGGTAGATGTGGCGAAGGAACTGGAGGCGGAGAGGGCCGATGCGGCGCGGTATCGGTGGCTGCGGGATGCTGCCAACAAAGCGGATATTGAACAAACACTGCTGGCACGACTGCCTTGGCACAAAATTGATATAGCCATAGACGCCGCCCGGAAGGAATCCAAATGATCGACAGCGACGGCACTAGTTGCGAAGCCTACGACCCCGGCTCCAGGCTCGCTGAGATCAAGCGCGTGTCCCAGCGGGATGCGCTGATTGCGAAGGTGCGGCAGTGGCTGCCGAGGCAGGTGCAGGCGTGGTTTGATGAGTTGATGAAGGAGAGGGAATGAAGCCACTTTTAGCATGGGCTGTCGTCCGCATAGGCGATCAAATTGACTGTTGGGATGAGCGCGTTCCGGTCTATTGGCGCAGATCAATAGCAATGAGAGCCAAGGAACATCACACATTCAGCAATACCCGACTTGTGAGGGTGAAAATCACCGAGGCTAAGAAAAGGAAGGTGCGCGCATGATTACCTGCTACTGCCACGGCCCAGATTATCCCCACGAATGGCGCGCCGAATCCTGGTGCTGCGGTGAGGAACCAGAGGAGGAAGGCGCAGACCCGGAGACGCTGGACTATTACAACCGTGAGGAGTCGCGGTATCTGGATAAGCAGAATGCGCGGGATATAAACAAATGAGTCAGGAATGGTATGAAACAGTAGGCAGACAGCCAGAATATGAGTATTGGTTAGACACACTACAGGAGAATGAAATGCGTGCATCGGAAATGATCGAAAGCAAGTATCTGAAACAGTCAGATGTGGATGGGGAAGTCATTGTCACCATCAAGAAGATCGGACAGGGCAACGTGGCCCAGGAAGATCAGCCGGAAGAACTCAAGTGGATGATCATGTTCAAGGAGTTCAACAAGCCGATGGTGCTTAACTCGACCAATATCCAGTTGTTAGAGCGGATTTGTGGCGAGGAGACCGATGACTGGCCCGGGCAGGAAGTGATTGTCTATGTTGACCCAAACGTGTCATTCGGAGGCAAGGTAACTGGTGGACTCAGACTCAAGTCAGCCAAGCCCGCAGCCGCCCCCAAGCGGTTCAGCAATCCATCAGCCAAGGCCGCACTGGACGAGAACGACCCACCCTTCTGATCATGAAAGCCCGTGACATGCTCGAATCATTCGGTGGCACGTCAATACCGCGCATCATGTTTGCCGAACTGGACGAAGCTACGCAGAAAGAACTATGCAATCTGGCTTTCGAGCCGACCTGCATGTTGGAGCGCGGGGATGTGGAGGGAGCGGTACATGCCATTAAGGCGCTGGAACTGGAGGGAGACCTCATGGTTGCATTCTGGTCCCTGTTTGATTCCAAGCAACGCGCAGCCATGAAGAAAGTATGGTCTAACTCATGATTAGCGAGTCTCAGGTTGACGCCGCACTTCGGTATCTCCGCGAGTCCGTAGAGGAAGCCTCAACGGCAAGACAAAATATGGTTGTCACAGAACAGTGGATCAAGACAACTAAGGCTAGATTGATGGTGCAGGCCGCTAAGGACGGGGTTAGCAGCGTCGCAGCCCAAGATGTGGTAGCTCTGGCCCACCCGGATTACAAACAGGCTGTAGAGGCGCATGGAGCGGCTGTGCAACTGTTCACGTTTCACCAGATGAAGCGGGAAACGGCAGCGGCATGGATCGAGGCATGGAGGACACAATCTAGCAATCAGCGGGCCGAAGGAAAGGCGTATGCGTGAGCGCCAAAGACTATGAATCGCGTGTTAGAGATATTGGCTGCGTGCTTTGCCTACACCTTACCTCCGATCGCACTCCTGCTGCTATTCATCACGTGGAGTCGATTAGAGACGGCCTCAGTGCCTACGCAATCGTGCCCCTGTGCCGAGAACACCACCAAGGAGCAAACGGTGTCCACGGCCTCTCCAGGCGTGGTTTTGAGGCTAGATACAAACTTACGGAAATAGACTTACTTGCCCTTGTCAACCGAGAATTAAATAAATGAAACTCAAACCTAGTTTGTTAGCCGCTGCTGCGATGGGCGCTTTATTGTCAGGATCTGCTGATACGCCAGCACGCAGATATTGGCAACCCCCAAAAGATTATGGGCATAAGGCGCTCCGAGCGAAAAGGAAACTGCATCGGCAGAATGTCAGGAAGGGACGTGAATGACCCGCCTCGCCCGTAACGCAACATGGCTTACCGTTGGCCTGTTCATCGGCGGCATGATCGTGTGGCTGATTGCATAGGAGACAGGAAATGGATGAGAAGACCAGCGCGGCAGAGCAGGCGTTCGAGGAGTGGTGGGATAAGCCCAGACTTATTCCCCTTCCAAGTGATGAACTTGGAGCCGTGCCAATTGTGCGAGCGTTTGCGGAACAAGCCTACCTCGCCGCCACTGAGCGCACTGCGCGGAGGTGCATGGAGATTTGCAGAGAGCAACTCGGCCCACGAGTAAGGCTGGAATGTGCCCGCGCCATCGCAAAGGAGTTCGGCCTTGACTGAAGACCACAAGGCGCTGGTGGAGCGCATCAAACGTTCTGCTATGTGCGTCTACATAGCAACTGAAGTCGGTCCTGCAACGGACATGGCAGAATGCTTTAGACAAGCTGCCGCCGCCATCGAGTCGCTGTCGGAGCAGGTGGAACGCGCAGAGGCCGAGCGCGACGCCGCAGTGGCAGAGGCGATTGAGCGGTGTGCGAAGATGTGCGATGCCAAAGCAGATGAAGCGAGAAAAGTGTGGGATGACTACACGGAAAGGTGTCGCTTAGACCCGAAGAATATCGGGGCCGGATCAACTTCTTGGTATCAGTATTACGAATCCTGTGCCAATGCCATCCGCTCCCTCTCCCCTGCCGCTGGCGACAAGCGCAGAGATGAGAAGTTGCGCGATTCTGGCATTGAGCCTAGACCCCTTATAGGACAGTTACGCGAGGAGAAACCATGAGCGAGAACCACTATAGCACCGACCATGAGATCCGCTTCCTTGCCAAGATCGGCTCGTTCCATGAGCCGCCCGAGGACCGGGGCCTGCTGCTGCGCCAGTATCAGGCAGCTATGAGTCTGCGGCAGGACTGGGAAAGGATAGACAGGGGAGTAGTAGCTGCGTGCCTGGCAGGGATGATCAGGGAGACATCATGACAATTGCTCAACTTGAAGAGATGGGTCCGTTTGTTGTATTGGACTCAAAAAAATGGGGAGGAAGATCACATTTTTATGTGAGATGCTTCTGTGGCCACGAAAAGTGGGTTACTAAAGCTGATGCCATACGCTCTAAATCATGCGGATGTCTCACCAAGCAATTAATATCAAACGCGCTAAGAATACATGGCGAAACTGATACTCCTACATGGAAATCATGGAAATCAATGTTGGATAGATGCTATTTGAAGAAACACAAGTCTTGGCCTAAGTATGGTGGCGCAGGCATAGTTGTATGTGGAAGATGGCATTCCTACGTTAATTTCCGTAGCGATATGGGGAAACGTCCGGACGGAATGACTATTGGAAGACTTGACCACTCAGACGATTACAAGCCACGAAACTGTTCTTGGCAAACATATAAGCAACAAGCAGCGGAACGCCGGTCTACTGTATGGTTGACGTTCCGTGGTCAAACACATCACGCAAGCGAATGGGGAAGAATTACAGGGATATCACGCGACACACTATCCAGACGGCTTGAATTAGGCTGGTCAGTAGAAAGAGCATTAACACAGCCTATTAGGAAACAGAAAAACAGCAGAAACAATATGCGTGCCGAATGTGTGACGATATGAGCAGGGACTGGATAAACCTATTCCTCGGCTACTTTGCCGGAGCTGCCACGGCAATCCTGGCGTTTGAGGTGGGCGTGATTGCTGGGAAGCTATTTGGAGGGTGAATGTTTGAAAAGGCCGCTTTTATTGTCCTATTCGCTATCTTTTGGATCATACTGACTATTGTAGGAAGCGCATTCGCGTGGTGGTTCGGTAGATTGTGCGCACGCCTTCTTGGGATGGAATGAGGTAGACTGACCGCCAGCGCGTTGCTACCTCCCTGTAACGCGCTGGCTTTTACCCCGTAGTCCTCGGTGGGCTACGGGGATTTTTTATTCCACTTCGTTAGCCATTTCGTGCAACCACTTCTCCAGGTTAGTGTACCCGTCGCCGCTGTCTGCGTTGGGGTTATCTGGCAACGTAAGCGCCCGTCTGTTCTCTGCCAGCATCGGGAAAGTGGTCGAGCTTATCATGGCTCCGGTCCTGTTCCGGCAATCCGTCACCAGACGGTGATCAAGGCTGTCGCGGAACCGAGGGAACGCCCCTGCACCATCCAGCACAGGATCGAATATTTCCCTGCCATCCTTGGCTACAAGTCCTTCCGGCCACGCTCCTGGCGTATTGACCTGAATATCAGCCTGCGGGATCGAGGTACGGTTGTCCACCAGATC